ATGAAGGTAGCTATTTTCCTGAGTTTAGTAGCAAACATATTATTAGTCCTTTTAATGTCCCAAAACACTGGCCCCGTTACTTGGGTTACGATTGGGGCTACCGCAGTCCTTTTGCTGCTGTGTGGGGCGCTGTTAGTTCTGGAAGGGATGACGCTGGTAATGAAGTACCATACCCTAAAGGAGCAATTGTCATTTATCGAGAAATGCATGGTAAAGGAATCGACAACGAGCAACAAGCAGACAGAATTGCAAGTGCCTCTGTCGGAGAAGGAGTGGTTGCAGTAGCTGACCCCTCCATATTTGCTCATGATGGCGGCCCTAGTATTAACGACCAGTTCAATAAAGTTTTTGCTAAATATCAACATCCTAACTTTAGAAGAGCTGATAACGACCGTATTTCTGGTTGGTCGCAGATTAGGCAGCGATTAGTTCATAAGCCTGATCCTTTGCTATATATATTTGCTACTTGCCCTTATTTGCTGGAAACTCTACCATCTTTAGCTATAGACAAAAGAAAACCCGAAGATGCCGATACTACTGGCGCTGACCATGCCTGCGATGCGCTTAGATATTTGTGCAAGGCTAGGTTGATTGATGCCAAATGGGAGCAAACTGAAGCCGCTAGACAGCCAGGAGTTATAGTTTTAGCCGATTACGTGAATAAAGTTCGGAAACGACAAAAACAGGCAAGGATATGAAAAACCCACAACCCCTTATAAAAAAATATAGTCCAAGGTGGTGGAAAGCACAAATATCCGAAGCTGAAGAGAGACGTAAATCTTTTATAGACCAAGCAGAAGAGTCTATAAGAGTCTATAACGCTCAAAAAGACCGTACAGTAATGAACGATGTAGAACGCCGCATAAATGTGTGGTGGTACTGCATAAATACCCTTTTACCTGCTTATTACAGCTCAACCCCACAAGCAGAAGTCGATTTAAGAAAGCGTAGCGGAAGTTTGCCTTATCAGCTAGGGAGCGTCATTTTAGAGCGCAATACTCAGTACGCTATGGACGTACATTTTAGCTTTGATCAAGTTGGTTATCTAGCCGCATTGCAGTTTTTGCTTACCGGACAAGCTGTATTGTGGGCAAGGTACGCACCAAAGTTTGAGACTGTGATGCAAGAAATTGCATTGGTAAAAACACCTGATGGTTTAATGACAGGAGACGGGAAACCCTATGAAGGCGATACGACTAATCTTGTCGAAACTGATTCTAACCTTGTCATGGTGTCTGTTGAGGTTGAGCGCAAAATTGACGAGAAAGCGATCCTGGACATTGTTCAATACAACGATTATTTTTGCTCTGATGCCAGAACAGAAGCCGAAGTAGAATGGAGAGCTAGGCGAGCATATTTAAGCCGTGAAAGAGCTAACGAAATGTTTGGTGCAGAAGTAGCTGATACTTTGAAATACACAAGCTATCCAGACGTTATAAAGAAAAGCATACGCCGAAAAGATGACAAATATGAGGGAAAAGCTGAAGTATTTGAAATATGGTGCGAAGAAACCGACAAGGTTTATTGGCTTAGTAAGGACTCCGAAAATCCTATTATTGAAGCTAGTTCACCACCAATTAAGTACGAAAAGTTTTATCCTTGTTCAGTTATTACACAATCTGATGACCCCGATAGTGTTATTCCTGTGTCTGATTATGCTCATGTTAGAGATCAAGTTTTAGAGGTCGAAAGGCTTACAACTCGTATTCATGCCGTAACACAAGCTATTCGAACTAACAGTGTCTATGATTCTACATTAGGCGATCAAATAGAGCAGCTTCTTTCCGGCGACCTTAAACTCATCCCTGTCACTAACTGGCCAAGCTACAAACAGCGTGGTGGTTTAGCCAATGGTGTAGAAGGGTTTAACATTGCGCCGTATATCGAAGCCTTACAGGTACTACAAACAGCTAGACAAACAGCACTAGGGCAGCTTTACGAAACTCTAAAAGTATCTGATTTACTAAGAGGTACAAGCGAGCAATATAAGTCTGCAACCGCTAATCGGCTTGAAAATGCTTGGTCAAGCATGGGGCTTATTGTTAGGCAAAACATGTTTGCGAAGTTTGTGTCCGATGCAGTTAGCAATTTATCGGCTATTATTGCAGAGCAATTTGACGAAGAAACAATCTTGGATATTGGTAATGTTGCAGAAGTGGTAGGGCCACTAATAAAAGAACCAGCTCCAGCTCCAGAACCAATGCCGCAAGAAGAGGGTATGCCACCTCAAGAAATGCAGCCGCCTGCTCCAGCTCCAATGCCAATGCCTTCTCCTGAAGAACAGGTGCAGCAAATGGCGCAAGCTATTATTGCTATACTACGAGACAACAAACAGCGGTCTTACCGTATTCAGGTTAGCACTGACTCTATGGTTGCGGTAAATGAAAGCCAGCAGCAACAAGAAGGTATGCAGCTTATACAAACTACAGGTGCTTTTTTTGACCAAATGAGAGGTCTTGTTGAGCAGTACCCACCTCTTATGCAGTTTAGCATGAGCTTGTTTCAAAACATGATTAAGCGATTTAAGGGAGGCAAAGAACTAGATGCGGTGTTTGCTCAGGGGTTTGAGGCGTTGGGTGAGATTATTAAGGCTAAAGAAGAAGCGGCAATGCAACCGCCGCCGCCAGATCCAGTCATGCAAGAGGTGCAAGGGCGGCTGCAAATAGCACAAATAGAAGCAGAGGCCCGAATGGCATCGGCTCAAATGGAGATGCAAGATAAGGCAGTTAAGAATCAAATTGCAATGCAAGAACAGCAAGTAAAAATGCAACGAGATCAACTCGATGCAAACTTAGCTGTGCAGCGTTATCAATTAGAAGAATATATAGCTCAACAAGAAATAGCTATAAAACAACAAGAAGTACAAGTTAAACAAAGCAAAGTACAAGTAGATATGCTAGAGGTGCAAGCAGAAAGCACTAACGAATCTAGCAAACAAGCAATTCAACAAGAAACTGCACAGATGAATCAGATTCTTGAAATACAAAAATTGCAATTAGAGCAGATGCGAATAAAACTTTCTGAAACCGAAAAGTTAATGGAAGAACGCAGGTTGTCGTCGGAGCAAGAGTTAGATCGAATAAAGCTAGCTATGCAAAGCATTACCGATCAAACCAAGACTATTGCGGCTGCTGCGCCAAAAATCGTTACGGATGTAGATGAAATATAAATTGTATCAGTTTTGTCACACACAAAATAAAGTTGTTCCGGTCGAAGATGTTGTAAGAGAAAGGTATGCCAGAGACTTGTTTATACAAGACGAAATGGAGCCTACTCGCAATCCTCTCAATCCAAAAGAAGTTTACACAAGCAAAGCAAAATTAAGAGCTGCTTACAGGGCGGCTGGAGCCGTAGAAGTAGGAGATGCTTACGAAAAGGGCTATGTGCCAGACAGGGAGTCAGGTGCTACCGAACGTAAACTTGTCCGACAATTGAAACAACAAATGATAGATAGGTATAGAAATGGTTAATGACACGGAAAGTACAGAGATCGTAGCAGAGAGAAATGAAGCTCCTATGAGCATTAGGGATCGCCTGCAACAAGAACTATCTGAGGAATTCACAGAGGATAGCACCGCAGACGCAGATAGTGTAGAGAGTGACGAATCCGACGACAGCTCCACTGAGGAAACCGACGATACAACAGAGGAAGTTGCGCCTAAACATGTTTTTGCCCCTCCAGCAGATATGAATGCTCTTGAAAAAGAAGCATTTTTGTCTCCTTCAGCCGAAAATACACACGTTATTCAAAACTATTTGAATCGTAGAGCTTATGAAACTCGAACGCAATACGATAAAAAGATGCAAGAGGTTAATCAGCTTAAATCGCAGCTAGGCTCTCTTTATGAGTCTGTTCAGCAGTATGAAAATGATTACGCTAAAGACGGAATCTCTATTGCAGACATAACAAAAAGGTCAATTGCATGGGATAAAGCTATGCAAAATAATCCTGTATCCGCTGCTAGAGAGTGGCTAGAAAGCTACGGGTTAACTGTGGATGACCTGCTAGAAGGCCAAATGCAGTACGAACAGCAAGGGCAACAACCACAACAAACACAACAATCACAATATCTTACACGAGAAGAAGCCGAAAAGATTGCAGAGGAGCGTTTTCAGTCTGCACAAGAAAACCAACAAAAAAAGGCACTTGAATACTATAACCAACAGGTTGTAAACTCATTTACAGCAGCCAAACCATTATTCAAAGACCCTGAAACGGCAGCCCAACTCGAAGCAGAGATGGCCCCTGTAGTCCAGGCTCTTACAAGTACAGGTAGGTACAGCTCCGCAGAGGAGATCCTTGAAACCGCCTATAACTATGTGGTTAATGGCAATCCGACTTTCTCCAGCCTAAATAGTCGTATGGCTGCTCAGTCGGCAATGGAAAAAGAAGCGGCAAAGGTTCAAAAGGCCAAAGCTGCAAGTAAATCAGTCACTGGCTCCGCAGGTAGTGGAACTCCCAGAATAGCAAGTAAAGATATTCGGGATAATCTACGCCGTCGAATGGTCGGAGAGTAACAGTAGGTTATCCCATAATTAGGGATAACAAATGGCAAACTTAGAAGAAGCAATTGTTGCGACCCTGTTTGACCAGTCTGATTCCATAGCTGATGAGGTTCTTCACCACAATCCGCTATTGGCAACACTGGACGATCAAGGTCTTGTTCGCAAAGTTTCTGGAGGCTATGAGCTTCGGAAACCTATCATGTATAACGATGCTGCCGTAGGTGGATTTTACCAAGGGTATGACTCGTTTGACCTCTCAGCAATCGACGATGCTACTGCATTTCGATTTGCTATTAAGCAAGTATATGAGCCAGTAGCTATCAGCGGTCGTGAAAAGCGAGCTAACCGTGATGATGCACAGCTTCTTGACCTTGCTGAGATGAAGATGAAAGCAGCTATTTCTCGATTGAAGAATACTGTTGGAACTTCACTCCGAGGTGATGGAACTGGATCTGGTGGACTTGAGTTTGATGGTATTAAGAAAGCAATTTCTACATCTCCATCTTCAGGAACATACGGAACAATAGATCGTTCAACAAACGTATTTGCAAGAAACCTTGCTGTAGGTGCTACTCTTGACGCAAATAATGTTCAAGAAACAATTACAGATACTATTTCGCAAATCGTTCGAGGTGATGAGCAAGTTGATCTAGGGCTTTGTGATAGAACTGCTTGGAAGTTTCTACACAGCTCCCTTACAGCCATTCAGCGTATTCAAGCTCCAACAAAGAAAGCTATCGGAGGTTTCCGCGCCCTTTCTTATGATGGTGTGGATTTCGTGTTTGATGGTGGTTATGGATCTGCTGTCCTTGAGTCTAATTCTTGTCGATTGCTCAATACTAAGTATTGGACATTTGACATGATTCGAGGAGCTGACTTCAAGCCTCTACAACCACAGATGGATCGTCCTATCGACCAAGATGCTTTCTTCACGGTAATTATCGTAGAAGGTAACTTGTGTTGTGCGGCTCCTGCTTTACAAGCTGTAATTGCACCATAAGGAGAAGTGAAATATGTCAAGTCAAGGATTTGGAGTTAATCCAGGAAAAACATACACAACAACGGATCTTCCTCTTCCAGTAGGAGTAGGATCGGTTGGAAAAACACCAGACGGTACTTGGATGTTTGTTCAAGCTGACGGTGCTATTGACCAGTACGCTGCTGTAGTTATCAGCGATGATGGACAAGCTGCCATGGCTACAACAACTAATGCAGGTTCTAATAGCTTGCAAGTAGGTATCGCTCAGGTAGCTGCTGCTAACGATGAGTACCTTTGGGTATTCGTCGGTGGTGTTGGTGGTGGTGGAGTAGGAAGCGGAATTAAGGTTAAGGCCGCTGCTTCATACGCTGCTGATGCAAACCTTAACACAACTGCCACAGCAGGTGTTGTTGATGATGCTACTACAACTCTTATTAAGAATGTTGTAGGACTCACAACTCTTACTGGTGCTGGCACTGTTGAGGTTAAAACCACTGGCTACATGTCAGTAAACTAACCTACTTAGGGAGGGGAGTAATCCCCTCCCAATTATTTTTGAGGCAATAATGGCAAGCGATTTTACACCTTCTAACCCTGGCGCTTTATTCTCAGCGTCAAAACTAGCAACAGTCACACCAAGCGATTCTACAGACCTTGGAGCTGTAAGAGCTTTATTTGTTGGCGGCGCAGGCGTTATCAATGTATTGGCTCAGGGCGATACATCTCCAGTACAAATAACTGTTCCGGCTGGAACGCTCTTGCCAATCTTTGCAAGCAAAGTTTACTCAACCAGCACAACAGCAACGCTTATTGTAGCAATGTACTAGTATGTTCATCGGCGTAAAGGGTCTAAGTGTTGTAGGTTCAGCGGTCGGCAACATTAGCGGCCCCGGCTACGATTCTGACGCTCAAGCCTATATTGATGCAGTTGAGTCAGCAGATGGTGAAGCGTTAGAGACCGATGTAAAAGAAGCGTACAATAATTTCTTTGTCGGCTTAAAGGACGACGGCTTACTGGCTGATTTATCCGCGTGCTGTTTATTGCTTGGCGCTCGAACTATAGCTGGCGCACTTACACCGCTAGTTCCTTCGATGCCTACGCCGACCAATAACAATTTTGTCAGCGGTGATTATAGCAGGACTACCGGCTTAAAAGGGGATGCAAGCACCAAGTATTTAGATAGTAATTTAGCTGCAAATGTAGACGGTCAGAATGATTTTCACCTGTCAGTTTACGAAACAGAGCTGCATAACGCTAGTGGAGGAGCTAGTGTCGCTGGCATAATCGGGTACACAGATTTTCCTGGCGCGGGAAACGCCGCTCAGATTGTTTACCGCTATAACAGCCTTTTTATACAGCGAGCAAAGGATAACAATTCAACACAACTGACACGAGGCACAGTGACCGGATATTCAGGCATTGTAAGAAATAACTCAACTAGCTTTGATTATCGTTATCCAAGCGGCACAGGTAGCATCATAGCAACTAGTAGCGCTCCGCCTAGCGAAAATATGTATGTGTTTGCAAACCATCTACCCGGCACAGGCGCATATATTATATCTAATGGGCGACTAACTTTTTATTCTTTCGGGGCGGCAATAACACTTGCAGATCTTGATAGTCGAGTTTCGACCTTAGTTAGTGAAATAGGAGCGGCTTTGCCATAACGTAAAAAGATTTATTTATAAGATTTTAGTATGTTCATCGGCGTAAAAGGGTTAGGAGTTGTAAGTTCGGCGGTTGGCAATCTTAGCGGACCTTCCTATGACTCCGATGCTCAAGCATATATTGACGCAGTAGAAAGCGCCGACGGTCAAGCGTTAGAAACGGACGTAAAAGAAGCGTACAATAATTTCTTTGTCGGCTTAAAAGACGACGGCATCTTTAGCGACCTGACAGCGTGTTGTTTGATTATGGGCGCTCGCACTATTGCAGGTGCTTTGACTCCGCTAGTTTCATCCATGCCAACGCCTACCAATAACAATTTTGTCAGCGGTGATTACAGCAGAACACAGGGGTTGCAAGGCGATGGAAGTACCAAGTATTTAGACAGCAATCACCTTGCCACTGATGATGCTACTAATGACTCTCACTTAGCTGTCTATGAGCCGGTATTGCACCAAGATGGGGCTAATTTTTGCGCAGTAATAGGCTATCAAGATCTCTATGGCACTTACAATAACGCATTTCAGCTCGCCTACGCTTATAATTCCACGTTTGTGATGAGAGCAAAAGATTTCAATCTTTCTTACGAAAACCGAGGTTCTTATGTCGGTTTCAGCGGTATCAGTAGATCTAACTCGTCTAACTTTGCGCTACGTTTTAATAGCACTGATTATACAAAAACAGCAACAAGTAGCACTCCGCCACCATCGACTAGCATGTATGTGATGGCGCAAAATCATTACGGAGTCGGAGTCGAGTTACCATCAAACGGTAAAATTGCATATTATTCATTTGGATCAAGTTTAGATTTACCAACTCTTGATAGTAGAGTTTCAACATTATTTAGTGAAATAGGAGCGGCATTACCATGACCCTAGAAGATTTAATCCCAGATTTGCCGCTTTCGTATGCACAAGGGAAAACATACGGCTTAGTCTTTGCCATTGATCTAAAGATGCGGCTTGATGAAATACAGCAAGAGCATCCCCCAGTAAACTATGCAACGCCTGTCGCAACGACAGATGGGCGTTATGTTTTACACGGAGATCTCTTGAGTGAGGTAGGGCCGGATGGCATGTTCGGCGGTACTTTTTCATATTTGGATCAGTCACGATTTAATGAAGTCGAGGTAATTGATTGGAGTGCAGCACAGGCGTTATTGCCAGTAAACATCCCTATATAAAAGGGTTGTCGCAAAATGAGGGGTAAAGTAGGTTATAAACAGAATATAAACCTATAAACCAAAGGATTTGTTTATGGCACAAGTAGATTGGGCAAGTGTAATGAATGGTAATAGCCAACCCAAGAAGCGGTATAGTGGGGCTAATATTAAGTTTTTTTATGCTTACAATGAAAACCGAGAAAAGTCATTGGCGGAAGGACGGCCAATTTTTGATGAAATACCAAGCATAAGTATTCAGTGGCCTGGAGGAGATGAGACTGTAAGACGTATCGAACAGCGAGACATTTTAGAATACCCAGAGCTATATGAACGATTCAAAGCTGGCAGTGAACCTGTAACAGAGGGAACTCCACTAGCAGAGTGGGCTATGATGAGTGGTTCTGCGCTAAGAGAGCTTAACTATCTTGGCTTTAAGACTGTAGAGCAATTAGCTGCTGCAACTGATGACGTTAAACGTCGCATTGGCCCTTTGTCTAAGCTAGTTACTGCTGCAAAAGACTGGCTAGATGCTGCTGGCTCAGATCAGAATGAGGTAGTAAAAATAAAACAGCAACTAGAGGCTGAAACAGCGAAGCGGCTAAAGCTCGAAGAAAAAATGGAGTTATTGTTGCAAAGAATTGAAGCTAATGAGGGAACCGATTTAAGGCCAGTACGAAAGCAAATAGCAGAAGAAATGGAAGCTCCGGTGGTAGAGGAGCCTGTAAAAAAACGAGGTAGACCGAAAAAGCAATGAGTTTATCAACGGTAATTCAAAATGTAGCAGACGAAGCAGGGTATACTGTCAGCAGTAGTGTCATTGGGGCTACTGATACGACTACAAAACAGCTTCTTGCTATAACTCAAAGAATTAGCCGGGAAATGTTTGAGCAATACCCCTGGACGAAATGTTATGCGTCGGGGTCAATTACTTTAGTGGCAGGTCAGGCGCAGTATGCTTTACCTGCCGCTTTTTCATATTACCAGTACGACACCTTCTGGAACCAGAGCAATCGTTGGCGAGTATTAGGCCCGATGACTGCACAAGAATATGCTGATATAAGAGGGTTTGGCTTGAATCCTACTATTTATCAACAGTTTCAGATTAGAGGCATAAGCAACGATCAACTCTTAATTTACCCTACTCCTGGAGCCTCTGAGGATGGGAGTGTAATTATTTTTGAGTATATCGCCGACAGAAGCGTAAAGCCTAAAACGTGGGTTACGTCTACTGCATTTGCGCCTAATAGTTATTGTTTTTACAACGGCAATTATTATCAAACTACTGCTGGCGGTACTACTGGCGGCACACCTCCAACCCACACTAGCGGATCAGTTTCTGATGGCAGTGTGACATGGACGTATTATAGCGGAGCCTATGACAAGTTTTTAGCAGACACAGATACAAGCATTTTCAATGAAAAAGTATTAGAACAGGGAGTTTTAGAAAGGTTCGCTGAAATACATGGGCTTGATAGTGTTCGCCCCAAATATCAACTTCAACTGCATGAGGAATGGTCACGAGATATGCCTGCAAAGATTCAATTTGCTGGCACTATGAGACGTAATCAGATTTATGCAAGAAATGGCGTAGCTTCTTTTGGGACATATATATAATGAACGGATTTCAACCACCTGCTTTTGTAGCTAACGATCCTCAAGGTACGTTTTACTGGTATGTTTCAAACGGTATGCCTTATCAAGAGGCTGCCAATCTTGTAGCACAACGCTTTGGCCAACCTAAAACTAGAGAACAGTTAGCTAGAGAACAAGAAAGGGCAAAGAACCAATCGGATCTTGCACAAATAGGAGGAAGTTTAGGTGGCATTGCTTTAGGCCGAGAAGCCTTTAAGGGTTTTCCAAACATAAAAGAAGCGTTGGGATATGGATCTACACCAACTGACATCGGTGGCGGCTCCGTTGGAATGACACGACCTGTTCCCCCTCCAACAACAAGTATTGATGGTAGCGGAGCTGGAGCGATAGATTTAGGTGGGGGTACTAGCGGTGCTACTGTTGCCACCCCTAGAGTGTTAGAGGTTAAAGGATCTATTGCTACAGTAGATACTCCTGCTGGCACTCAACAAGTTCCGACTGAGGCGTTACAGGATGAGAGTTTTTGGAACAGCGTAGATTGGGGGTCGTATGCAAAAGGGGCTATCGGTTTAGCACAGCTTTATTCTTCATACAAACAATACAAAGAAGGGGATAAAATAGGAGCAGGAATTACCGCTGCTCAAGGAGGAGTAAACTTAGCAAATGCCTCTGGTTATGAAGCTGCGGCGAAATATGCTCCGTGGCTTGCAGCGGCAGCTTCTTTATATGGTTCTGGCAAAGCGATTCTTGGTGGCGACCTGTCTCCAGACGATCAAGCCTATGAAAGTGCTATGGCAGGGCCAAGAGCTGTTGCTGCTTATTTCACTTTAGGAGCTTCTGCTTTATTAGAAGGTTTCGCTCGTGATCAATGGGGTGGAACAATGCGGAAGTTAGACAACTTTAATAAGCAATGGTACGGCCCTGCTGGTTTGTCAACGGCAATGTTCAAACAAATTGGCAGTAAAAAAAGTGGCGCACAATTTTTAAGAGATCAAGTTCGTGAAAAAATGATTGAACAGGGTGCGCTCGATGAAAATTGGCAAGGTACTTTAGCCGATGGAAGCACGTTTGATTTTGGCTTAGACGGCAAGCAATTAAAATGGAAGGAGCTTGATAAAATAGCCGCTGCACAACCTGAAGCATGGAACGCTGCTGTAGGTTTGCTAGACCCAATGATTAGTGCTTACGGACTCAAAGGGCAAAAACGAGCTGATATAGTAGGATGGTTGGCTAGGGCTGCTGTAAGCAATGCTGGTGACGACTCGCAAATCGCTATTGATAACGTAAAACATTTTGCTCAAGAGCAAGGGTTAAACTTTGACACTTATCAAACAGTTATGAATAGTTTTAAGAGTGACGGTAAAATTACGGATGATCAATATGCTCAAAA